CGTCGCCGCGCGCCCGTGGGCGCACAGGGACACCGACACCACGGGGCGCAGTCAGCTCCGGGTGGCGCAGCCGTCAGCAGGGACCGTGGTGCGGCACGTCCGCGCCGCACGCGACGCAGCCGCGGAGACGCTGCGGGGGCGCGGCTACTCGCTGCGCGGGAGGTCGGGCACATGAGCGCTCGCACCCTCGTCGCGGAGGTGCTGCACACCCCGCCGCGTCACCCTGTGCGGCCGTGGCAGGTCGCCGCCCTCGTCGCGTGGCAGCTCGGGGGACCGGGCGCCACCGTGCGCCGTCTGCACCGCGCCGCGGAGCGCCTCGCCCGCACCATCCCCTCGCACCCGGCGACGCTCTCCGAGGCGCGGCGTCGCGCGGAGCTCGTGCTCGACGGCGTCGCCGCCCTCGACGGACCCGACCGCCTCCCGGTGGTGTTCCGCGTGCTGCGCGACCTGCTCGACGACGTGGAGGAGGCCCAGGAGCTCGACGAGGTCATCGCCGGCGGCGCGTCACACCACAAGGTCGCGGCCCTCACGGCGGCGCAGCGGGGGCACGCGGCGCGCATCCTCGCGGGGGCGACGGCGTGAGCTCCCCGCTGCGCGCGCTCTCCCCCGCGCTCGTCGACCGCGAGCTGGTGCGACGCCGCGGGTTCGCGGAGTTCGTGCGCGTGGCGTGGCCGCGCGTCGTCCCTACGCCGCTGGTGTGGGGCTGGTACCACGACGCCATTTGCGAGCACCTCGAGGCGCTCTACCGCCGCGAGATCCGCGACCTGGTGGTGAACGTCCCCCCGGGCTTCGGGAAGTCGACCATCTGCTCCGTCCTGTTCCCCGCGTGGGTGTGGTCCCTCGACCCGGTGCACGCCTTCATCACGGCGAGCTACGACGCCGCCCTCGCGCTCCGCGACGCCCGCGCAACGCGCGCCCTCGTCGACAGCGAATGGTGGCGCGCGCGGTGGCCCGCCACGCGCATCGTCGACGACCGCAGCGCCTCCGCCGCCGCCGGGGAGTACCAGACCACGGAGAAGGGCCTCCGCTACGCCACGAGCGTCCCGGGCGGCGCGGTCACCGGGCGCCACGGCGACACGAACATCGTGGACGACCCGATCGACCCGAAGCGCGCGGCGATGGTGTCGGGGATCGAGCTAGACGCCGTGCTCGAGTGGTGGGGCCGCACGATGTCCACGCGCCACCGCAGCCTCGCGACGGGGGCGCGCATGCTGGTGATGCAGCGCTTGCACGAGCGCGACCTGACCTCCGCCTTCATCGCGAAGGGCGCGACGGTGCTCTGCCTCCCGATGCGCTACGAGCACGCGCACCCGCACCGCTACGCCCGCGACCCGCGCACCCGCGAGGGCGAGCTCCTCGCCCCCGAGCGCGCGCCGGAGGACGCCGTGCAGGCGCTGGAGATCGAGCTCGGGCCCCGCGGCGTGGCCGCGCAGCTCCAGCAGCGCCCCGCGCCGGCGGGCGGCGCGATCTTCCGGGAGGAGTGGTTCCGCTTCTGGATCGACTTCCCGGAGGGGCAGCAGACGCAGTCGTGGGACATGGCGTTCAAGGACACCGCCGACGGGTCGCATGTCGCCGCGGGGTTGTGGGTCGAGAAGGGACCGGACCACTTCCTCGTCGACGAGGTGCACGCGCGCATGGACTTCACCCGCACGCTCGCAGAGGTGGAGGCGCTGTCGGCGCGCTACCTCGAGGCGCGGCGGAAGCTCGTCGAAGCGAAGGCGAACGGCCCCGCGGTGGTGTCGCTGCTGCGCGGGAAGATCCCGGGGTTCGAGCTCGTCGAGCCCTTCGGCGGGGCGGGCAAGGTCGGGCGCGCGAACGCCGCGCAGCCGCTCGTCGCGGGCGGCAACGTGTGGCTGCCGCACCCGACGCTCGCGCGGTACCCGGACGGGCGCGTCGGCGCGCCGTGGGTCAAGGCGTTCCTGCACGACGTGACGACGTTCCCAGCGGGCCCGGACGATCGGGTGGACCAGATGACGCAGTACCTCAATCACCGAAAGGCCTTCGCGAGTTCGCTGAAGGCGGCGATGGCGGCGCAGAGCCGCGGGAGTGGGCGATGACGAAGGCGACGATGGTGCAGAGGGCGATGGCGGCGGTGGAGCGAGCGGTCCGCGGGGACTCCTGGCGCAACACGCTCACGAACACGGGGACCAACTACGGGAAGAACGCGACGTCGTTCACGCCGGCGCTCGGGGACTACCTCGCCGACGAGACCCTGGCGCGGCTCTACGAGCTCGACGGCCTCGCGGCGCGGATCGTCGACGCGGTCCCCAAGCACGCGATGCGGCACGCGCCGACGATCGTGGCGGGCGACGCCGCGCAGAGCGCCGCGGTCAAGGCCGCGCTCGACGACCTCGGGGCGTGGGCGCGCCTCCAGGAGGCGTGGACGTGGGCGCGGCTCCTCGGCGGCGGCGGGGTCTTCGTCGGCGCGGACGACGGGCGCGACCCGTCGCTCCCGCTCGACCCGCAGGCGATCACGCGCGTGCGCTTCCTCGTGTCGGCGGACCAGCGCGACCTCCAGCCCGCCGAGTGGCACCGCAACGGCATGTCCTCCACGTACGGGACGCCGTCGGTCTACCGGCTGCTCCAGCAGGGCGGCGCGGGCTCCACGATGTCGCACGTGCACGCGTCGAGGGTCATCCGCTTCGACGGCGTCATGACGACGAAGACGCGGCGCATGGAGCGCCAGGGCTGGGGCGACAGCGTGCTCCAGCGCGTGCACACCGAGCTCTCCGCGACCCGCGGGGCCTTCGGCGGCGCGGGGACCCTGATCCACGAGGCGAGCGTGGTCACCGTCGGCGTCAAGGGCCTCATGGACCTGATGGCGAGCGACCCCACCGACACCCTCAAGACGCGCTTCGACGTCATGCAGCGCATGATGGGGATCGGTCGCTGGATGATCCACGACGCCGACGGGGAGACCGTCGAGCGTCTCGAGGTGGGCGCGCTCACGGGCGTCGTCGACGTGCTGGACCGCTTCGTGAACTTCCTCGCCGCGGTGACGGGCACCCCCGTCACCGTGCTCATGGGGCAGGCGCCCGCGGGGCTCAACGCGACCGGGGACAGCGATATCCGGAGCTGGTACGACGAGGTCGCCGCGGAGCGCGAGCGCGTGCTCCGCCCCGCGCTGGAGACCCTGATCCGCTGGGTGCTCCTCTCCCGCGAGGGCCCCACGCGCGGCGTCGAGCCCGAGGGGTGGCGCGTCGACTTCGCGCCGCTCTGGCAGCCGACCCCGGCCGAGAAGGCGGACCTCCGCGCGAAGCAGGCGGCGACGGACTCGGCCTATGTCACCGCCGGCGTGCTCACCCCCGAGGAGGTCGCGGTGAACCGCTTCCGCCCCGACGGCTGGAGCGACGAGACCGTGGTGGACCTCGACGCGCGGCGCGCGTCGATGGAGCGCGACCTCGCCGGCGAGCCCGACATGCCCGAGGGCGAGACGGGGGCGCAGGCGCAGGGCGACGGCGAGGGCGTCGACCACGAGGCCGTCGCGGCGATCCTCGCGCGCGTCGCCGGCCGCGAGATCCCGCGGGGCTCGGGCGTCGCGATGCTCGCGGCGCTCGGGATGGACGGCGACGCGGCCGACGCGCTCATGGGCGAGACGGGCCGCACCTTCTTCACCGCGCCGGAGTCGACGCACGCCGCGGAGATGGAGGCGCTGCGCGCGGAGCTCTCCGCGGCACAGCGCTCGCTCCGGGGGCACAAGGCGTACACCGCCCGCGTCGTCCAGCGGGCGCGGGAGGGCGGGCTGGAGCTCGGGGCGTTCACCCCGCGCGAGCCCACCGAGGTCGACGAGGGCGAGGCGCTGGAGGCCGGCGACGTCGTCGCGGTGCCGGTGGTCGAGGACGCCGCCGGCGCGCCCCGGGAGGACGCGGTGCCGGAGCGGTACGCGCACATCGGGTTCGTCCCCCCGAAGGGCGCGCGGGAGGCCGCAGCGCGGGCGCTCGAGGTCCGCGCCGAGAAGCCCGAGAGCCAGCGCGGGATGACCGACGTCGGGATCGCGCGGGCGCGGGACCTCTCCAACGGGTCGCGGCTCAGCCCGGACACGGTGCGCCGGATGCTCAACTTCTTCACCCGCCACGAGGGAGACAAGGCCGGCGAGACCTGGGACGAGCAGGGCCCCGGCTGGCAGGCGTGGCAGGGCTGGGGCGGCGACGCGGGCTACGCGTGGGCCCGCAAGGTCGTCGCGCAGATGGAGGCCGCGGACCAGAGCGAGGGCGCGTGAGCGCGCCCCTGACCCGCGCCGAGGTCCTCGCGCTGCGACGCCGCGTGGTGGCCGCTGCGCAGGCCCGCAGGCGCCCCCCGCGCCTTCCCCCGGCGCTCCCCCCGTCCGGCCCGCTGCTCGCCTACGAGCGGGCGCTGACGGGCCTCAGCGACGCGATGGACGACGCGATCCTCGCGGTGCTCCGAGAGGAGGGCCTCGCGCCGCGCACCGACGCAGAGGGCAGCGTGCCCGACCTCGGCCCCGCGGTCGCCCGCAGGGTCTCCGGCAAGGTGCAGCGCGCCCTCCGGCGGCTGCTCAAGGACCGCTCGATGGTCGCGAGGATCGAGGAGGTCGCGCAGAGCACGGCGCGGCACTCCCGCGCGCAGTGGCAGAAGCAGGTCAAGGCCTCGCTCGGGATCGACCTCCCTGCGTCGGACCCCGACTTCGGGCCGCTGTTCCAGGCGTTCCGCCGCGAGAACACCGACCTGATCGTCAGCCTCGCAACCGACAAGGTCGACCGCGTGCGCGGCATCCTCGCCGACGCGGGCACGGGCACGCGCGTCGAGGAGATCGCGAAGTCCATCCGCGAGAGCACCGGCGCGACCCGCTCGCGCGCGGAACTGATCGCCCGCGACCAGGTGCTCAAGCTCAACGCCGACGTGACCCGCAAGCGCCACGAGGCCGCAGGGGTCACGGCCTACACGTGGAGCACCTCCCGCGACGAGCGCGTGCGCGAGTCCCACAAGGCCCTCGACGGGCAGCGCATCCCCTACGACACCCCGCCCGTCGTCGACCCGCGCACCGGGCGCCGGGAGCACGCCGGCCGTGACTTCCAATGCCGCTGCATCGCGGAGCCGATCATCCCGGGCTTCGACGACTGACCCGCCCCGCTGCGCTCAACAGCGCCCGCGTCTCTCCTCGGAGGGCGCGGGCGCTGTCGTTTGTGGTCACCGCGGCCCGCGCGGGTTGTGGTAGGCCATGGGGCGCCGCGCGCTGCAACCCTCTGCACCGCAGCGCGTTGCGTGCCGCGTACCGTGCCGCTCTGAGGTAGCCCGCACCCTCCATCGCAGCGCACCTTCCGCGCGATGGACCGCGTCCACCGCACCGACTTCGCCACCACCGCCACGAGCGTCGAGACGACGCCGCAGGGCGGCGTGCGCGTGCGAGCGCGGATCGCGCGGACCGGGGTGCTCCGGTACTCCGACGCGAGCGGGCGCACTTGGGGCGAGTACCGCCCGCCGGAGGAGGTCTTCGCGGAGGACTCGCTGGAGACGCTGCGCGGCGCGACGGTGACCGACCTGCACCCGGCGACGCTGGTGGACCCGACGACGTTCCGCGAGCTCGCGCGCGGCCACGCGCACGACGACGTCGGCGCCGAGGACGCGCGCTACGTCGTCGCGACGCTGGCCGTCAACGACGCCGACCTCTGCCGCAAGGTGCTCGACGGCGAGAGGCGCGACGTCTCCGCCGGCTACACCTGCGAGGTCGAGCCCGTCGCCGGCGTGAGCCCCGAGGGGGAGACGTACGACGGGATCCAGCGGCGCATCCGGTTCAATCACATCGCCCTCGGCCCCCGGGGATGGGGCCGCAGCGGCAGCGACGTCGGGCTGCGCATGGATGGCGCGGCCTACGAGGTCACGAAGGCGTCAGCGGGCGTCCCCGCTGCGGGAGAGAGCGCAATGAAGATCATCAAGATCCGCGGGGTGGATTACCGCCTCGACGGGGACGCCGTCGACGTCGAGAAGGCGCAGATGGCGGCGGACGAGGTCAACAAGGACGTCGCGAAGAAGGACGCCGACAACGCGGCCCTCCTCGCGCAGCTCGAGGCGGCGCAGAAGGCGCTGACCGAGGCCGTGGGCGAGGTCGCGAAGCTCAAGGCGCAGATGAGCGCCGAGGCGAGCGCCACCGCGCCGGTCACCGAGGAGATGGTCCCCGAGGAGGTCATGGACGCCGCGCTCGCGAAGCGCGAGACGCTCCGGGCCGACGCCGCGGTGATCCTCGGCGACGAGGGCGTCAAGGGCCTCAGGCCCGCGGAGCTCAAGCGCGCCGCGCTCGCGAAGCTCTCGGTGAAGACCGACGGCCTCGACGCGAAGATGGTGGACACGCTCTTCGCCGGCGCCGTCGCCGCCTCGCGGGCCACGGCGCCGGCGAGCCGCAACGACGGCCTCGCGAAGGTCAACGAGACCGGCAACCCGCTGCCGTCCTCGCGGGAGGACGGCGACGTCGTCGCCGCGATGAACGAGTACACCCGCAACCGGTGGCAGGAGCCCTGCACCGTCACCCTGAACCTCGGGGGGAAGTGACATGCCCGTCCAGACGCTGAACTACGACCAGAACCCGGCCGTCGCGGTCGCCGGCCTGCTCGGCTCCGAGTCGGAGCCGCGCGCCATCGTCCCCGTGGTGGTGGAGTCCGCGATCGCCGCCGGCCTCTGCGTCGTGCAGGGGTCGACGACGATCGCCGAGGGCGCGCCGCCCGCGGCCCCGACCGCCGACCCCGACGCGATCATCGCGACCGGCGCGTCCACCGCGGGCGTGCAGAGCCTGTCGACCACGTCGCTCGACGGCGCGGTCGGACAGGGCTTCATCAGCCCGCCGAAGAACCTCACGCTCACCCTCTCCAACAACACGGACTGGGACGCGACGACGGCGACCGTCTACGGCGAGGACTCCGACGGGAACATGATCTCGGAGACCTTCTCCATCCCGAACAACGGGAACGCGACGGTCACCGGCAACTCGTTCTTCGCGCGGGTCATCACCGTCAACATCCCCGCGCAGACGGGCACCGGCGGGACGTTCACCCTCGGCACCGGGACGAAGCTCGGCGTGGTCGACGGCGTCGTGCACGGCGTCTCCGTCTGGGACGGCACGCGCGAGCCCGGCGTCTACGCGGTCGACGAGGTCATGCCCGTCATCCGGCGCGGCCGCGTCTGGGTCTACGCCGAGGGCGCGGTGAACCCGTCCCTCCCGGTCTTCGTCCGCTTCGTCGCGGGCGTCGGCGAGACCCTCGGGCGCTTCCGCGCCTCGCTCGACTCGACCGACTGCGGGCGCCTGCGCGGCGCGCGCTGGATCTCCACCACCGCCGCCGAGGGGTTCGCGCTCCTCGACCTCAACCTCCCGTGACGGAGAAGACGACGATGAACCGCGCCATGCGACGCTCCCTGCGCCTCGACGCGCAGGACTACAACGGGCTGCTCACCGGCACCGGCATCGCCCGGTCCGCGCGCCTCGACGCCAACGAGACGATGGGCTTCGCCCGCTCGCTCGAGGCGATCGACCGCAAGATGTACGAGAAGCGGTACCCCGAGCTCCTCGCCACCAAGCTCCTGCCGATCGCCTCGGGCATCCCCGTGGGCGCGAAGGAGTACACCTACCGCTACTCCGACGACGTCGGGGCCGCGCAGGTGAGCGCCAACCTCCCGAACGAGGAGCCGCGCATCGACGTCGTAGGCGGGGAGGAGTCCTCGCCCATCGTGCAGGTGACCGCGGGCTACGGCTACACCCTCCAGGACGTGGAGCAGGCCGCGCTGACGGGCATCGCGATCGACGCCAAGCGCGCCCTCGCCGCCCGCAAGGCGATCGCCCGCAAGGTCAACGAGCTGCTGCTCCTCGGCCACGCCGCGACCGGCGTCGTCGGGCTCTACAAGTCGTCCGCCGTGCAGTCCGTGTCGGCCACGACCGGCGCGTGGGAGAACGGCTCGCGCACCGCGGACCAGGTGCTCGGCGACCTCCAGAAGTTCGAGCGCGAGGTGATGGAGGAGACGCTCGGGGTCGAGGCCCCGGACACCCTCGTCATGCCCCCGGTGCTCTACGCGATCGCGTCGACGATCCGCCTGAGCAACACCACGGAGACCGCGCTCGACTTCTTCCTGAAGAAGAGCCGCTCGGTGCGCTCGGTCGAGATCGACCCGCTGCTCGCGACGGCGGGCAGCGGCAGCGCGGAGCGCATGGTGCTCTACAAGCGCGACCCCGAGAGCGTCGAGGGCATCCTTCCCCTCGAGTTCGAGCAGCTCGCGCCCCAGTCGAAGAGCTTCTCCTTCTCGGTGCCGTGCCGCGCGGTCTGCGGCGGCGCGGTGATCCGCTTCCCGGGCTCGATGGCCTACATGGACGGCTGCGGGGGGACGTGATGCTCGAGGTCATCAACAGGGGCCGCGCGAAGGTCTGCGGGGTCAAGCCCGGGGCGCGCGGCGAGGTCGACGAGACGAACCCGTCGGTGCGTGCCGCGCTCCTCGGGGGCGCCCTCGTCGACGCGGCCTCGGTGCGTGCCTCGCTCCTCGCGGAGGCGGGCGGGTACGAGGCGCTCCTCTCCGAGAACGCCGCCCTCAAGGCGAAGCTCGCGGAGCTCGAGGCCGCGCTCGCGGCGAAGGCCGCGCCCGCGCCGTCCCCCCGCGTGCCGAAGGGCGCGAAGGTCGAGGGCTGAGCCATGACGGTGACCGCGGCGACGCTGAAGGCGCGGTGGGTCGAGTTCGACCCCATCGCCGACTCCGTCGTCACCGAGGCCATCGCAGAGGCCGTGGCCGAGAGCGATGCGCGCGTCTTCGGCGCCTCGTACGACCACGCCGTCGGGCTCCTCGCGTGCCACAAGCTCGCGATGGGGCCCGGCGGGCAGACCGCCCGCCAGGAGGGCGACGACAAGGCCCGAACGGTCTACCTCGAGGAGCGGGAGCGTCTCGCGCGCATCCGCGCCGGGGGGCCGTGGATCACCGGCTACACGCCGGGGATGAGCATCACGTGAACGCCGTCCGCGTCGTCGACCGCGGCGCGAACGCGCTCCTCCGGCGGCTCGCCAAGAGCCGCGAGGCGGTGCGCGTCGGGATCCTCGACGACAGCCCGAAGAAGGCGCGCGAGGGCGACGGCGGGCGGTACTCGCTCGTCGAGGTCGCGGCGGTGCACGAGTTCGGCGCGCCGGCCGCGGGCGTACCGCAGCGGTCGTTCATCCGTGCGACGGTGGACCTCAACGAGCGCGAAATCGCGCGGCTCCAGCACGCGACCATGTCGTCCTTCGTGCAGGGCAAGGTGACGCTCCGCCAGGGGCTCGACCGGATCGGCATGAAGGTCGCGGCGATGATGCAGAAGCGGATCGCGGCGGGCATCGATCCGCCGCTCGCGGAGAGCACCATCGCGCGCAAGGGCTCGAGCAAGCCCCTCGTCGACACCGGGCAGCTCCGGTCGAGCATCACCTGGGTGGTGGTGGACTGATGGACGTCGCCGCCGTCGAGACCGGGCTCCTCGCGTGGGCCGCGCAGGTCACGGGCGCCGCCGCGGCGTGCTGCTGGTGGGACAGCGCGAAGCGCCCCGTGACGCCCGCCGGGGCCGTCACCGCGACGCTCTCGTGGCTCCCTGGGCGCGGCGCGGGGATCGACCACGAGGAGTGGGACTACGACGAGACGGCCGGCGAAGAGGACCCGCTCACGGAGATGACCCCGACGTCGCGCGGGGTGCGCGTCGAGACGCTCCAGCTCTCCGTCGAGAGCGACGACCTCCGCGCGGGGTACTCCGCGACGGCGGCGGCGCAGCGCGTGGTGATGCGGGCCCGCGGGACGCGCTCGCGGGATGCGCTCCTCGCGCTGAACCTTGGGCTCGCCGACGTGCGCGGGCCGACGCGCGCGGATTACCCATTCAACGGCCGCATGGTCTCCCGGGCGCTCGTGGAGCTCACGTTCAACGCGCCCTTCAGCTTCACCGACACCGCCGCGCGGACGGCCTCCATCGAGTCCGTCGCGCTCACGTCCGCGATCACCGACCCCGCCGGCGCGGAGGTGTCCGACGCCGTCGAGCCCGGAGGCACGCTTCCATGACCCTCTCCAATCACGTCGACGCCAGCATCACCCGCGTCTCCGGCGCGGTCACACAGCAGGGGTTCAGCACGCCGCTGGTCCTCGCGTACCACGACCGGTGGACCGACGAGCGCGTGCGCGAGTACGCGTCCGTCGAGGAGGCCGAGGGCGACGGGTTCATCTCGACCGACCCCGTCCACAAGATCCTCTCGGAGCTCTTCGCGCAGCCCGAGCCGCCGGCGTCGGTCAAGGTCGGGCGCCGCGCGTCGGCGTTCACGCAGACGCTGCGCCTCACCCCGACGGCGGCGAACTCCACGGCGTTCACCATCGAGGTCGACGGGATCGAGGCGACGTACACCAGCGACGCCTCGGGCACGGTCGCGGAGATCACCGCGGGCCTTCACGCGGCCATCGCGGCCCTCGCGGACGTGGACGCGATCATCGCGACGGGCGCGTCGTCGGCCTCGTCGCAGACGCTCTCCGGCGCGTCGCTCGACGGCGCCACGGGCTACCGCACGATGAGTCCGCCGCGGCGGCTCTCGTTCACGTTCAGCTCGCACGCCGACTGGGACGCGACGACCATCACCGTGACGGGCAAGGACGCCGACGGAGGCACCCTCACCGAGACCTTCAGCGTGACCAACGGCGGCGGCACCACGGCGACGGGGAGCAAGCTCTTCGCGCGGGTGACCTCCGTGGCGATCCCGGCGCAGACGGGCGCCGGCGGGACCTTCACAATGGGCGTGCGCGCGCCGATCACGTCGAGCGACGACACCACGCACGTCACGCTGACCAACGTGGCGGGCTACCTCGCGTCGCTGGAGGTCACCGGCGCGGGCGTGATCGCGATCGAGGACCGCACGGCGGACCCGGGCATCGCGTCGGACCTGAGCGCGTGCCGCGCCGAGGACGACGACTGGTACGGGCTGCTCCTCGACTCCAACAGCAGCGCGGAGATCCAGGCCGCCGCGACGCCGATCCTCGCCGCGTCGCCGAAGAAGATCCTCGTCGCGCAGACGGCCGACACGGAGACGCTCGACAGCACGTCGATCATCGACGTGGCCTACGTGCTCTCCGACGCGGGCAACGACCGCGTGGTGGTGCTCTACCACCCCACGGTGGCGCTCAACTGGGCGGCGGCGGCGCTGGTCGGCAGCGCGATCGCGTACGATCCCGGGACGGTCAACTGGAAGTTCCGGGAGCTCGCGGGGATCTCGAACTACCGGCTCACGTCGAGCGAGCAGAGCGCGGCCCTCGCGAAGAACGCGATGATCCTCGAGACGGTCGCGGGCCGCACGATCACCACCGGCGGCAAGATGGCCGGCGGCGAGTGGATCGACGTGGTCCACGGGCTCGACTGGCTGGAGGCGCGGCTCGGGGAGCGCGTCTTCGGGGTGCTCCTCGCGGACCCCTCGCGGAAGACCCCCTTCACCGACGCGGGCATCCAGGCGGTGGTCGCCGAGGTGCGGGCGCAGCTCCAGGAGGGCGAGGACCGCGGTGTCCTCGCGGCGGGCTGGACGGTCTCCTACCCCCGCGCGTCGGCCCTCTCCAGCGCGCAGAAGGCCACCCGGCAGCTCCCCAACGTGCGCTTCAACGCGACGCTCGCGGGCGCGATCAACACGGTGCAGATCCGCGGCACGGTCGCGGAGTGACGGAGGGCTGAGACATGGCGGACCACACGACGTATGACCCGTCCCAGGTGTCGATCACCTTCGCCGGGCTGAACCTCAACGCGGGCATGGGGGAGGGCGACTTCCTCACGATCGAGATGGCGAGCGACCGCTACTCGGAGAAGGTCTCCGTCGGCGGCGAGGTCGCGCGCGCCAAGTCGAACGACAAGCGCGCCAACGTGAAGATCACGACGATGGCGGGCGGGGGCGCGAACGCGCTCCTCCAGTTGCTCTACGAGAGCGACGCCGTCGGGGCCTTCGTCGTCGCGGACCTCAACGGCTCCCTCGTCGCGCACGCGACGAGGGCGTGGGTCAAGAAGCTCCCGACCGCGACGCGCGGCAAGGAAACCTCGTCGTGCGAGTGGTCCATCACCGCCGCCGACATGACCCTGGCCCACGCCGCGGCGACGCCGCTCTGAGGTGAGCAGTGCGTGAGCCGGAGACGCGCGACATCGGGGGCTGCACCTACACGGTGACGCCCATGCCGACCTTCGAAGGGCTGCGGCTCATGCAGCGCCTGGTGAAGATCGTCGGCCCCGCGGCGGGCGCCGTGGCGAAGCCCGGGGACGGGATCAGCGCCATCGCCGCCGCGATCGGCGAACTCGCGGGGCGCATCGAGGGCGATGACCTCGTCGAGGTCGTCAAGGCCCTCGCGAAGCACTCGCAGGTCACCGACGAGAGCGGGAAGACGAAGGCGCTGGTCAACGTCGCCGACCTGCACTTCCAGGGGCGCTACGACGACCTGTTCGCCTGGGTCGCGTTCGCGCTGGAGGTGAACTTCGGCCCTTTGCTCGGATGGCTGCGGAGCGGCGCCGCCGGGCGCGCCACCGCAGCCGCCGCGGCGAAGTGACGATCGACCTCCCCGGGGACGTCCCGTGGGAGGTCCACCGCGTCGCGACGTCGCGGCGCTACACGGACCCGCTGCACACGATCCTGACGCGGTGGAGCCTCGTCGACGTGTGGCGCGCGAACCTCGTGCTCGACGCGCTCGCGGAGGCCGAGGCCCGCGCGCTGGAGAAGGAGTAGGGCGATGGCTGGGGAGAGCGCGGGCGCGCTGCGCCAGGTCTTCGCGGAGTTCGGCATCCAGTGGGACGACCGGCAGCTTCGCGAGGGCGCGCAGTCGCTGGACGGCGTCATCGGCCGCGTGCGGGAGTTCGCGGGGATGCTCGCGGGCGCCGAGGTCGTGCAGGCGATCCGGCAGTTCGCGGAGGAGTTCGAGGGCGCCGCCGGGCAGATCGAGGACACGGCCAACGCCCTCGACGTCACGACGACGCAGCTCCAGGAGGTGCAGCTCGCGGCGACCGCGTCAGGGCTCTCCGCCGACGCCGCCAGCGCCGCGCTCCAGCGGCTCCAGGCGTCCGCCGTCGCCGCCGCGGACGGCACCGGCGCGCAGGCCGACGCCTTCCGACGCCTGGGAGTGCAGACGCGCGACGCCAGCGGGCAGACGCGGAGCATCTCGGACCTCCTCGACGACCTCGCGCCGGCCTTCGGGCGCATCTCCGACCCCGCGCAGCGCGCGGCGCTCGCACAGGACCTGTTCGGGCGGCAGGGGCGCCGGCTCGCGACCGTCCTGCACGACGGGGAGGGCGGGCTCGCGTCGCTGCGGGCGCAGCTCGCGGAGCTCGGGGGCGGGATCTACCCCGAGGCGATCGAGGCCGCGGGGAAATACGGCGACGCCACGGACCGCCTGCGGGTGGCGCAGCAGTCGCTCCGGTCGACGGTGGCCGTCGCGCTCCTGCCGATCCTCACGCGGCTGACGGACGGGGCGACGAGCACGCTGGCGAGCCTTTCGCGCTTCACCCGCGGCACCAACCTCGCCAACGCCGCGCTCGCGGTCTTCGGCGCCGGCGGCGCGGTGGCCGCCGCGCAGATGCTCCGCGCGTGGCTCCCGGTGCTCTCGCGGTTCGGCGGCATCGTCGCGGTGCTGTCGCTCGTCGCGCTGGTGATCGACGACATCATCACCCTCGCCCGCGGCGGGGACTCGGTCATCGGGCGCTTCCTCGACGCGCACATGGGCGCGGGCACTGCGGCGGCGGCAGCGATGGCCCTGCGGGACTCGTGGGAGGGCGTCACGCTCGCGACGCACGACGCGGGGCAGGCGATGTCCGACCTGCGGGACTTCTACCGCGAGGCGAACAACGACCTCCGGCCGATCATCTCGCAGACGGGCGACTGGATCCGCACGACGTTCCGCGGCGCGTTCGACTCCGTCGCGCAGGTCTTCGGCACGACGTGGGACGGCATCGTCGCGCGCGTCACGGGGTTCTTCTCGGGCATCGGGCGGCAGATCGGGCGCCTCGCCGACGCCGCGGGGCTCACCGACGTCGCGCGGCGCTTTCAGGCCACCGCGGCGGATGTGGGCGCGTCGTTCGACCAGGACATGCGGGGCACCGCCGGCGGGCGCCTGCTGAGCCTCGGCGCGGACCTCTCGGGCGGCGCGGGCGGTGCCGCGGGGCTCCTCGCGGAGTGGCGGGACATCCTCTCGTCGCGGCCCGCGACGACGGCGCCGACTGCGGCCCCGGGGCGCCCGACGCAGGTCACGAACAACCGCACGACGACCAACAACATCTCGATCGACGGCGCGCGCGACCCCGCGGCGGTCGTCGACGAGATCGAGCGGCGCACGCGGGCGATTCAGGACGGGGACCACCCTGTCGGCGCGGAGGACTGAGCGATGCCCCTGCTGGAGTACCAGAGCGCGGACGGATACCTCGGGATCGAACTCGACGCCGTCGAGAAGGAGGCGCTTGAGGAGTCCGCCGAGGTCACCGAGCACGCCGTCGAGCAGGGCGCGAACATCGTGGACCACGTGCGCCGCAACGCGGGGACCATCTCCCTCGAGGGCGTGGTGACCAACGCGCCGATCATCCTGCCCGCGACACACATGGGCGGCGTGACGGGCTCCGTGCAGACGCAGACGCTCAGCGTCGGCGGTCGCCAACTCAGGGCGAGCGTGCTCACGTTCTCGGGGGCCTTCGACCGGGTGCGGCTCGTCGACGAGGCGCTCCAGTCGCTCCTCGGCGGGACGCTCCTGCGCTACACGTCGTCCCTCCGTGGGACCGTCGAGGACCTCGTGCTCGTGCGCTACCGCGTCGACCGCGAGGCCGCGACGGGCAACGCCCTGCCGTTCTCGATGGACCTCCAGCGGGTGCGCTACGCGACCACGCAGCGCGTGGCGGTGAGCCCCGCGCAGCGGCGCGGGCGAGCGCGGCAGAACCGCGGGGCGCAGCCCGCGACGACGGCGCCGGCGGACACCCGCAGCGCCGGAGCGCGGGCGGTCGACCGGGCCGCGGCGACGAACGAGCGCCTTCGCGCGGCGCTCTCCAACCTCGGCGTCCACTAGGAGGCAGCGCGTGGCGATCCTCTACATCCCCTGCGTCCCGGGCGGCGAGAGCCACTGGACGCAGCGCACGCAGATCGACGGGCGGGACTACATCCTGACCTTCCGGTGGTCGCAGCGCGCGGGCCGCTGGAGCGTCGACGTCGCGGACGCCGAAGGCAGCGCCATCGTGTCCGGCCGCGTGCTGGTCCCGGCCTTCTCCGTGTTGCGCGGCGTGCGCGACCCGCGGCGACCCGCGGGGGAGATCGTCCTCGTGGACATGCAGGCCGGCGGCGGCACGGGTCTCGCGGCCGTCGACGACCCGACCTTCGCTTCCCTCGGGACGCGGCACGTCCTGGCCTACGTCGACGGCGAGGACCTCCCGTGAGGCTCTACGACCGGCGCTGGCGGGTGCAGGTCGGTGAGCTCGTCTCCGAGAGCATCGACATCCGCTTCAAGGCGAAGCGCACGTCGGCGCCGCGCCCAGGGACCCTGGAGCTCGAGGTCTTCAACTTCAGCGCGGCGCATCGCGGGGAGGTCCTCGCCGCGCGTCGCGGGACCCTCGTGGAGCTGCGCGCGGGCTACGCCGACGCGTGCCCGGTGGTGTTCCGCGGGGACCTGCGCCGGGCGACCGAGAAGCGCGACGGGACGTCGTGGATCACCACGGTCACGGCGGGCGATGGGGAGTACGCGATCCGCACGGCGCGCGCCTCGCGGAGCTTCGCCGCAGAGACGGCCCTCGCGGACGTCTTCCGCGCCCTCGCCGACGCGATGGGCGTGGGCGAGGGCAACGCCGGCGAGGCGACCGCCGGCGCGCAGCTCGGGACCGTCGGCGCGCTGTTCCCCGCGGGCACGACGCTGCACGGGCTCGCGGCCGACGAACTCACGCGCCTGTGTCGTGGCGCGGGGCTGACCTGGTCGATCCAGGAGGGCGCGCTCCAGCTCCTGCCGGTCGGGACGGCGCTCCAGCGGACCGCGGTGCTCCTCGCGTCGAGCACGGGCCTCGTGGGCTCCCCCGAGGTCGGGCAAGGGCGCTCCGTGAAGGCCCGCGCGCTGCTGATCCCCGACCTCGTGCCCGGTCGCCTCGTCGAGCTCCAGAGCGCGACGGCGTCGGGCACCTACCGCATCCACAGCACCGAGCTCTCGGGCGAGACCCGCGGGACGGACTGGTACGTGGCGATGAACCTCCGGAGAGACGCATGACCTGGGATCGAGGCACAGAGCCCGAGGCGGTCGACGTGACGCGCGCGTGGATCGAGCACCACCTCTCGGCGGTGCACACAGCGATGCCGTGCCGCGTGCAGAGCTACGACGAGACGGCGCAGACCGCGGACCTGGTGCCCCTCGTGCGCCATCCGGTGCCGCAGCCCTCGGGGCGCTTCGTGATGGAGGACCTCCCGGTCCTGCCGTGCGTCCCGGTGGTCTTCCCCCGCACGGGCGACCACTTCATCGCGTTCGCGATCCAGCCCGGGGACCACGTCCTCGCGGTGTTCTGCGAGGGCGCCATCGGGCACTGGTGGGCGGGCGACGGCGACGTCACCGACCCCGGGGACCTGGGGCGGCACCACCTCTCCCACGCGGTGTGCTTCCCGGGGGTGTACCCCAACCGGAAGAAGCTCGCGCACGCGCCGGCGCGGGACGCCGACGTGCGCTTCGTCGCGGGTAGCGACGCCGCCGAGGGCACGCGGCTCTCGTTCCGATCGGACGGGGCGGTGGAGCTCGCGCGCGGCAGCACCGTGCGCCTCCGCCTCGACGCGGACGGCACGGTGCACGTCGGCGGCGCGTCCGCGTCGCAGTTCATCGCCCTGGCGAACCTCGTGAACGACCGCCTCGAGACGCTGCGCAGCGCCATCAGCGCGCACACCCACGCAGGGGGCTCTCTCAACGCGCCGCCGGGCGGCGGGACGGTGACGGGCACCACAGGCCCCGCGTCCACCGTCGCGGCCCTCGACAGCGTCGCGGCGACGAAGGCCAAGGCGACGTAGGTGGGACGAGGGCGCTACCGGACGGCGCAGCCGAGAAACCAGAGGTCGCCCCGCGCCGGGTCAACGGTGCGCCCTTCGATCCCGGTGTAGCCCCCGCGCCCTGCCACGTAGGGGACGCGGAACTGCACTCGGAACGACTGCCGCCCGCCCGCGACGGCCCCTGCGGCGACCGCGAGGTCGGTGCCTTGGTAGGCCATCCCGGACACCAGCGTCACCGTGCCCCCCGTCGTCGCCGGGGACATCGGGAAGAGGACCGCCACCGTGTAGCAGCTCGGGGACAGGGTCCCGTCGCACGCACGCAGCGACGCGCTGAGGCTCGACCCCGTGCGGGTGCACGAGACCATGCTGGCCTCCGTCAGCGGGGTCGCGCACCGCGTCCCGTCGTTGCAGATCCGGTCGAAGAGCACGTGCCCCTCCGTCGCCCTCGGCGGCGGGTCGAGGGCGTAGACCCGCGGCCCCGCGTCGGCCGGCCCCGCGTCGACGATGTCCGCCGCAGGCACGTCGGGCGCGTCCCCGGGGCTCGCGTCGGGGACTGCGCCGGCGTCCCCCGGCGGCGCGTCCCCCACGTCCCCCGGCGGAGCATCAGGGGCTGCGCCGGCGTCCGGCGCGTCGGGTGCCCCAGCGTCGACGACGTCCCCGCGGGGGGTGTCCGCCGGCGGCGCGTCGGCCACGTCGGGCAGCGCCGCGCCGTCACCCCCGCCGTCGAGCGGGACGGCACCGTCCGCGCCGGCGTCCGTCGGGGACGGGTCAGCGGAGCAGCCGAGGGCGAGGAGGGCGCAGACGGGCAGCCAGGGGGCGCGCATGGGGTGACCATACGTCGGCGGCGGGGAGGATCGTCCAGCGGGAGCGCGGAGACCCTTTCGCGCGGGGCCCGGGTGCGCTACCTCTCCGCCACCGTCGGCGCGTCGCAACGCCGTGTGCTGCAAGCGTTCGCGTGCCGCGGACCGTGCCGCGACCCCCTCGCCCGCGGGGGTGCGAGGGGCCACGTTGGGCGGCGTGCGTGACCTCGCCCTCGACGCTGCGACCGGTGACCTCGCGCTGACCCGCGGGAGCGACGGCTTCCGCCGCGCCTCGCTGACCAGCGGCGCCGCCGCCGTCCGGCAGAAGCTGCTGCTGCGGCTGTCCCTCTGCGCCGGGGAGTACGTGCTCGACGGCGGGGTGGGGATCCCCTACTTCGGCGAGGTCTTCAGCAAGGCCTCGGGCCGGCGCGTCGCGGAGGCGCTCTTCCGCCGCGCGATCACGACCTGCCCCGGGGTGCTCTCCCTCGAGAGCTTCCGCCTCGCGGTGGATTCGCAGCGCCGCGCCGCGCTGACCTTCAGCGTGCGCCCGGTGACGGGCGAGGTGCTCACCGTCACCGACTTCGTCGCGGGCTCCGCGTTGGGGGTCGCGTGAGCGGGCTCGAGGCCACCGGCTGGGTCCCGAAGACCGTCACGGAGATCCGCGACGAGATCGAGACCTCCCTCCGCGCAGCGCTCGGGGACGACCTCGACACGTCGGCGGAGTCCGTCGTCGGGCAGATCGTCGCCGTGGTCGCGACGCGCGAGGCGCAGCTCTGGGAGCTCGTGGGCGCGGTCTACAACGCCCGGGTGCCCGCCGGCGGCTCCGGCGCCGCGCTGGAGGCCGCGTGCGAGCTCGCGCCGGGCATCGAGCGCGCGGCGGCGACGAAGGGCACCGTCACCCTCTCGGTGACGCTCAACGCGGGCGTGACCCTCCCCGCGGGCTCCGTGGCGAGCGTCGCGGGCGAGCCGTCGAACCGCTGGGTGACCACGGCGTCGGCGACCAACAGCAGCGGGTCCCCCGCGACCGTGAGCGTCGCCGCGGAGGCAGAGACCGCCGGGCGCTACGTGGCCAACGCCTCGACGATCAGCACCATCGCCACGCCCGTCACGGGCTGGACGGCCGTCACCAACGCGGCGGACGCGGTCCCCGGGTCCGAGGTCGAGACGGACGCGCAGCTCCGGGTGCGCAGGGAGCAGCGGCTCCAGCGCGCGGGGTCCTCGCCCCTCGGCGCCATCGAGGCGCAGGTCGCGGAGGTCGACGGCGTCACGCAGGTGGTCGCGTGGGAGAACGCCACGGACTACGTCGACAGCGCGGGCAGGCCTGCGCACTCCGTGGAGGTCATGGTCCTCGGCGGCGACGACGAGGACATCGCGCGCGCCATCTGGGCGGCGAAGGCCGGCGGGATCGCGACGTACGGCACCGAGAGCGCGGTGACCTTCACCGACGACCGCGGCGCGACCCGGTCGGTGCTCTTCTCGCGGCCGACGAACCTCGACGTGTACGCCACGATCGTCGTGGTCACCGACCCCGCCACCTTCGCGGGCGAGACGGCGTTGACCGAGGCGCTCGCGACGGCGATGGAGGACCTCCGCGCCGGCGATGTCGCGCGCAACGCGGTGATGGTCGCCGCGCTCCTCGACGTGACCGGCGTGCGCGACGCGGTCGTGTGGGCGGGCCTCACGTCGACCTTCGTGGAGCAGAGCCGCGACAACCTCACCCCGGGCGAGCGGCAGCGCGTGGTCTTCGACACGTCGCGCATGGAAGTGACGGTGTCGACGTGAGCGAAGCGGACGCCGTCGCCGACGTCGTGCAGATCACCGACCACGTCGCGGGCGGCGTGGCGATGCTCATGGACCGGCTCCGCAAGGGCGTCGAGACGTGGCAGGGCGCGTGGACCTCGTCGCGTAGCTACGACCGCGGGGACCTCGTCGCGTCCGATGGCAGCGCATGGCGCGCGCTCCGCGGCGTCGCCAGCGGCGGCAGCGCGCCGTCCGAGGGCGCCGTGTGGACCGAGGAGACGGGCCTCCCCGTCGCGCTCTTGTCCCTCGTGGCGGCGCTGCTGCTCCCGGCGCAGGAGCTCGAGGACGCGGCCTTCCCCCTCGTGGCGCTCACGATCGACGACGCGGAGGACCACGCGCTGACGCAGATCGGCGACCTCGTGGGGCTCCGCCGCGCGGACGCGACGCAGATCACCGACGCGCGGTATCGCGTGGCGCTCAAGGCGTGGATCCGCGCGATGCTGAGCAACGGCACCGTGCCCGATGTCGAGGAGGTCGTGACGATCCTCGCGGGGTCCGCGCTGTCGAGCGCGTGGACGCTCGACGAGGTCTTCCCCGCGGGGATGCTTGTGACCCCGAGCGCTGCGCTGGGCACGAGCAGCCGATACGTCCGCGCCATCGCGCGGGCCGTGCGCGCCGCAGGCGTGCGGCTCCAGATCATCTGCCCGCCGACGGGCCCCGTCTTCCGGTTCGGCGCGTCGCGAGAGGCGCCCGAGGCGAGCGCGACGCACGGCTGGAGCGACACGACGCAGAGCACCGGCGGCGTGCTCGCAGGGGTGGTGGACTGATGGGATCGCGTCCTACGCGCATGCCCCGCTGGGGCTTTTCTGACACCGCGGACCTCGTGGAGCCCGACTCCGCGCACGCCGCCGACGGCTTCGTCGAGGAGGAGGCGCCGCCGGCGCAGTGGATCAACTACCTGCTGCACTACCAGCTCGCGTGGTGTGACTACCTCCGCGGCCCCGGGTGGGGCGCGTGGACGCGCGAGGACCACGGGAGCAGCACGGACCTGACGGCCGTCGCCGGCGCCGCGGTCGACGTCGACGACTCCCGCGCGTCGTCGCAGCGGGTGCGGTACGCGATCGTCGGTGCGCAGAGCGGCCCCGCGCCGCACATCGTCACCAGCAAGAACGGCCGCGCGTGGACCGACCGCGGCGTCCCCACCGCCTTCTCCGGGGACCTGCGCGGCATCGCCTACGGCGCTGACCGCTGGATTCTGTGGGGCACGGGCGCGGGCGAGGTGTGGACCACCCCCGCCGACACCGGCAGCAACAACAGCGCGGTCCGCACCGGCACCGCTGCGCACTGGTCGACGCTCACCGCGGCCAGCGTCTGCGAGGTCGGTGGCGCCGCGTGGAACGGCGGCACGTCGATCTACCTCGTCGACCGGGTCACCGGGGGCACCATCACCGTCGTCTACACGACCAACAGCGGGTCGTCGTGGTCGACGCGGACCGTCTCCATCGGGGCCAGCATCAACTACGGCGCGGACATCGTCTACGACGACAGCCGCAGCCGCTACACCATCAGCACCGCGTCAGGCGCGATCGGCCACTACACACCGTCCACGGGGCTGTCGTCGGGCCTCGTGGCGACCCTCTCCGGGGTCGCCGCCGACGTCGACGCGCGGCTCCGTGTCGGCGGTCCCGACACCGGCCGGACGCTCCTCGCGTGGGCGAGCTACCGCCACGACGGGACGACGGCGCTGACGGCGACGCAGCTCTGGCGGTCGACGGACGGCGGGTCCTCGTGGTCGGCGATCACCCTCCCCGCCGCGATGCGGGCGAGCGGCGGCGCGGCGATCGTGACCGACGTGCAGCACGTCGACGGTGCGTGGATCGCCACGACCTCCGCCGCGCCGTACCTCTGGCGCTCCGACGACGACGGGCAGAACTGGGAGCGCGTGCCGCTGCCGGTCGCCGAGGAGTCCTCGTGGGCGCTGCACCGCGCGGTCTACGCCGACGGACAGATCCTCGCGACGGGGCTGACGTGGGCCGTCACCAGCGCCCGAGCGAGCGCTACGTCGCCGGGCACGTGGACCTCGCGCGAGCCCTCATACCTCGCCGACGCTGGGTACCTGCGCGGCCGCGCCATCTCGACGACGGCGCCCGCCGACGGGGAGGTGCTGGTCTGGGACGCGGGGACCTCCCGATGGGTCCCCGGCTCCGCCGGGAGCGCCTCGCCGACGACCACGCGCGGGGACCTGATCGTGCGCGGCGCGAGCGCGGACCAGCGCCTCGCGCTCGGCGCGTCGTCGACGCTCCTCGTCTCCGACGGGACCGACGCCGTGTGGGGGAGCCTCGACGACGTGCTGGCGGGCTCGGACGGCGACGTCGTCGTGCGGCGCGCGGGGTCGTGGTCCTCCGACCGCCTCGACGCCGCGGCCGGCGATATCGACGGCCTCCCGTGGCACGCGTCGGTCGGGCCGGCGACGGTGCAGACCACCGACGCGACGACGACCACGGCGGTGACGATCGCGACGACCACGGACAAGGGCCACGCGCTCGACCTGGTGGTGAGCGCGACGAAGAGCGACCGCTCCACGCAGGTCGCGTGGAAGATCCTCGCGACGATCACCAACGCGGCGGGCGTCTGCGCGGTGCGCGACGCGCTCATCACCGCGTCCGACCCGGGCACGGCGTGGACGGCGACGGTGGACGTGTCGGGGACCAACGTCCGCGTGCGCGTTACCGGCGCGGGCGGGACGACGGTCGACTGGTGCTGCGCGGGCTCGATGCTCGTGCACGGGAGCTGACGCATGGCGACGCGGTATCAAAGTCTGACGACCTCCGCCTCCCTCGTGCTCGCGAGCGCGGTCGGCGGCGCGCTCTACACGGCCGCGAGCGCCCACGACGCGCGCGGCACCCTCGGTGTCAGCGCGGACCCGACGACGGCGGTAGGCGACACCGTGTACCGCGCGAGCGCACTCCCCGACGCGGGGCTCCAGCGGCTCGCGGTCGGCGTCGACGCGTCGGTGCTCACCAGCATCAACGGCGTGCCGACGTGGCAGGCGGCGTCGGGCGGCATCACGACCCCGACGACGCTCGCGGGGCAGCAGCGCCTCGACACGACGCTCCGGCGCGGGCCGCTCGCGACGCTCGGGCAGAGCACCGGCGTCGGATGGAGCGCATCCTCGACAGCGACCGCCGCGCCAACGATCGCCCGCGGCACCTCCGGGGTCGTCGTCGTCTATTCGACGCAGGCGGGCGCCTACACGGGCGGGTACCTCCTCTCGTCGGTCGTGTGGCCGACGAGAGGGTGGTTTGTGTTCATCGCGAACGGCACCGGGAACATCGGCGTCATGGCGGCGGCTGCAACGCCGCCCTACGCGACCTTCACGAACGCCGTCGCGACGACTGGATGGCACGCCGTCGCGTGGTCGATCTCGTCGGACGGCGCGACGGTGCGCTATTCGCTCGATGGCGCCGCGGCGGCGAACGCGACCATCACCGACGGGCCGATGACCTTCGTCGCGCGGGTGCCCGGCGATCCAGTGTGGGTTCTCACCGACGGGTCCAGCGCCGGGTCCAGCGTGCCCGTCGCCTACCTCGGGCTGTGGTCGTCCGTGCTCAGCGATGCGGACCTCGCGCTGCTCAGCGCCTCGCCGTCGTCGGGCGCCCCGAACCTCGCGGCGATCGCCGGCGGAGCGCCCGCGTGGGAGTGGGCGGCGGCACCGGCGGCGACGCTCGACCGCATGGTGATCGCGGGCGACACCTACGCGATCTCGAGCACGCGCCCGCGGACGTGGATGCCGTGAGCCCGCTCCTCGCGCTCGCGCAAGGCGGCGTCATGCCCGGGTGGCTCCAGGGCCTGCTCGGCGTCGCGGGCCTCGCGGTGATCGTCTCGCAGATCATCGCGCGGTGGGGCGGGCGCGCGGCGCGACAGGACATCGACGGGCGCACCGTCGAGAAGACCGTTGACACCGTGCACCAGCACGCCGTCGTCGACGCGACGCTCTCGTCGACGATCAGCGGGATCGCCCGCGGCGTGGAGCGCATGGAGCAGCGCCTGGACCGACTCGCCGAGGGTCACGCGGAGATCCGCGAGACCAGCGTGCGGCACGAGACGGAGCGCACCGGCGACCGCGACCGCATCACGCGCGTCGAGGCCGACATGTCCTCGCTCCGCGCCGAGGTGCGCCGCGTCGACGAGGCGCAGAGCGGCGCGCGGCACGCGCTGCGCGCTGAGCTCCACGGACTCACGCCCCTGGTCGACATCGCCGATGCGATCAAGGCGCAGAGCGCTGCATCGACGAAGGCGGCGGAGGCGATGGCCGAGGCCGTGCGGCTACTCGCTGCGCGGGAGGTCGGACGTGCGAGCGCACGTGCTCCTCGTGGAGGATGACGTCGAGTGCGCCGTGCAGACGGCGCACGTCCTCGGAGACCTCGCGCGCGTCGACCACGTACGCAGCGACGACGCGGCCCTCGCGCGCCTCGCGATCGTGCTCCCGGACCTCGTCGTGACGGACCTCCGCGGCGTCGCTCCCGGCGGCTCCCCCGTGGACTACGTCGCATCGCTCGCGGTGCGCCTCGACGCGCTCGCGAGAGGCGTCCGCGCGAGGACGCCCGCCGTCGTCCTCGCGTCCGCGCTGGACCCCGACGTGCTGCGCGCGATCGCGTCGACCGTCGTGCTCGTGCCGGTGATCCCGCTTCCGAAGCCCTACTCGCCTCGCGCGCTGCGCGAGCTCGTGACTCGACTGACCGCGCCCGCGCCCGCGTGAGGGCGCACGGAGGACTCATGACCGCCTCGCAGATCGTCCACTGGATCACCGACCACGCCGCCGCGCTCTGGCCCGTGGTCTCCGCGCTGCTCCTCGTCGCGCTCCGCGCGCGCACCCCGGAGCAGTGGGTCGCGCTCGGCGAGCGCAGCCCGCGCGTGCAGGGCGTCATCCGGCTCCTGCGCGCCGTCGGGCTCGACCCCGCGAAGGCGCTCAGCGCGCTCGGGCAGATCGTGACGGGCCGCGCCCCTGCGAGGGCGGTGCAGATCGCGGACACGATCGCCGCGCCCGCCCCGTCGAAGGTCCCCGCGCAGGTCGAGGCGCTCCCCAAGGGGGACGCGTGATGCGCGCGGCGAAGATCGACTTCATCGCCACGGTCGTCGGCGGGCTGATCGTCGTCGCGATCGATGGCGCGCTGCTCTCCGGGTGCCCGTCACCGCGTCTGCCGCCCGTCGAGGGCTGCCGCGTGACAGCGATGCGCTGTCACGGCGACCGCCCGCAGGTCTGCTCCTCGACGGGCCGGTGGCACGACACGGGCGACCTCGCGTGCGGCGCGGTCGACGCGGGGCCCCCGCAGGCGTGCGTCGAGGACGACGCGGGCGCGCACTGCGCGCTGATCGTCGACGGAGGCGCGCGATGACCGACCTCGCCGCCGTCGCGACGACCCTGCGCCGCGAGCTCTCCGCGCGCTACCACACCGACGAGATCACCCCGGACACGTGGTGGCTCTCGCTCTCCCGGATGGCGCTCCGCGCCGCGTCCCTTGCGCCGCCGCTCGCGTGGCTGCGACAGGTGCTCGACGTGCTCGACGCCGAGACCGCCACGCGCTCGGTGACCCTGCCGCAGATCGGCGGGGAGGGCGCGGTCATCGTCTACTCGCCGGCCGCGCTCGCGGACCCCATCGAGACGATCGAGACCGCGTCGCACGAGCACGAGCACGCGCGGGTGCTCAAGACCGACCCCGACGCGCAGGTCATCGTCGACTACGCCAACGGCGAGATGCGCGCGACCACGGAGGCCCGCGCCTACGCCGTCGGCGCGTGGGCGCGCTACCTCATGACCGGCGTGGTCCAGAGCGCCGATGAGGTCGTCGGCCCGCTCGCGCACGGCTACCTGCTCTCGGAGTCCGAGCGAGCCCACGTCGCCGCCCTCGTCGAGAGCGACCTCGCGGCGATGCGCGGCGGCGCGATCCCGCCGCACCAGCTCTGCGTCGACGTGCTCGCGATCCTGCGCGCGCACCACCCCGACGCGATCGTCCCCGCGGCCTACCGGGTGTCGCCGTGATCGCCCTGCGCCCCGGCATCAGCGCGACGATCTACGGCAACCTCCCGCGGGACCTCGACTCGCCCCTCGGGC